GAAGGTAAATGGTCTGTCGATACATCAAATTATGTAATTATTGAAACTTTTGGAGAAAGAATAAGATTAGGTGATCCAATTAAAGTTGTTATAAATTCAGTTGATTTGGAAAGAAAACAAATTGACTTTAGAAGATTCTAATGGATCAATACTTTAATATTGAACTAAATGGGGAAGTAAATTTATCTTACTATGAGAAGATACTAAATGGTTTCCCACAATGGGTTCAATTTAAAAGAGAAATAAGAATAACAAATTTACTAGAAGGAAAGCGTATTCAATATGATATTGATGATATAAATACAGCTAACAATTCACTATTTGGAATACTGAATACTGAAAATACTGAATTAGGACATTATAGATTAGATAAGGCGTGTTTTGCCGTAAAATCGATTTCATTTATTATCAATGGAGAAAAAGTAGATAGTCTTAAGATAAGAATAAAAGTATTAACAACAGAAAATGGTAAGATTCTAAAATCACTAATTGATTCCAATATGGATATTGAAATCAAACAATATATTATTGAAGAGGAAGTGCAATATTTTTACGTATATAGTATAGGTAAATATATAACAAAACAATCAGCATAATGAAATTTATTAACATATTAACAGATGCTAATCAAGAGTATTTAAATGAAATTATAGATAAAATGTCTATTTCTGAAATTGAGTACATTGAATCTTTATATTCTAAATTCAGTGCCATTGAATACATAGATAATAATGATAATGAATGTATGTTTGCTATATTGGATGAAAAACTATTAGTAAATATATCAAATCTATATAAAAAATACGGAATAAAATTCAAAGTGATAGATTTATCAACAGATATATTTTTCGATAACCACTTTGATGTTCTTTTTGAAAATAATATTGGACAAGATGTATCCAAAACAATACTTAAACTAATACTAAATTTCAAAGAAGATTTTATTACAAAGGATATTGTTCTTGATAAAATATTAAGTAAAGGAATATCCAGTCTCACAGACTTTGATAAAAATATCCTAGATAACTAGAACTCAAATTCCCCACCACCTTCAGCAGGAGCTTCTCCACCACCTTCAGCAGGAGCTTCTGGAGCAGTTTGGGCACCACCCTGAGCCGGAGCTTCAGCTTCACCACCTTCAACAGGAGCTTCACCACCTTCAGCAGGGGCACCACCTTCACCACCAGCAGCAGCTTCACCACCAGCAGCAACACCAGCAGCATCTTTAGCCCAAAATCTTTGATTCTCAGCTATCTCTTCTTGAGTAAGTTTAAATACATTGTCTATTAAGTAATCAACATGGAAGTAAGGTTTCTCACCATTCATAATTCCAACCAATGTTCCGAATATTTCAGCTTTCTTAGCTAAATTTCCTAATTTTTTCCACTCTTCAAATACTTGATTTGAATTAAATGTAATATCCATCTGGTTCATTATAACTTCATCTTCTTTTAACTCAGGAAATTCTATCAACATTTGAAGTTTCAAAGGCTTAACAATAAGTTCTTTGAAGTTAGCTCTTAATCTATTAACAAAGTTGTAAAATTTAATCTCATCTCTTGTCATCTCAGAAGCATCAGAAAAAAGGTTACCACCACCATTCTCTTTATCAAATCTTTGGAAAGGAATTTTAGAAGCTCTTTTCAACGCATTATAGAACCAAGTTAACATATCAGACTCATTCAAGTTGTGTCCTTCTGGTGAAACTAACTCCATAGCTGGTGTACCAGCGTCTCCTTCAGGAAACCAAATTTGTTTATTATAAGGTAAGTGTTTAGCCCCATTAATACTTAAAGTACCTAATGTATCATCCCATTCTACTTCTTCAGAATAGTCATTAATTAATTGACCAATTTGCTCTTCAGCTCTTTGTCTTGACAAACCTTTAATAGGAATAGTAAATTTTTGATAAACGGTTGCGTTAATAATGTTAAACATAACTCTTGTTTGTTCAAGAATCTTTAACTGATTATATGGTTTAATTAAACCCTCAACATAAGATGTTTCAGAATAATCATTTTGCGTAGAGTATGAAATATAAACTATTTGAGAATCTAAGAATATTCTTCTTAATTGAGGATCCTCTGGGAACTGAATCCACAAGTGACCAATTGTTGGTTCATAAGCTGGGACCAAAGTTTCAGGTCTCAATCTATTAAAACCGATGATATTTTTCTTTTTATCATCATAAATGATTTCAAGTGCTAAATAACCATCAACTAAAAAGTCTCTCATCATATTCCAAGCAGTAATACTATCACCGAATCCAAACTTATTATAAATCTTTTCAAAATATTCTTGATACTTATCTTTAATTTCTTGTGAGTAATCATTAGATAATGTTTTTGGAGAACAAAAGTCTCTATCATCATTATAGACGATACTCTCATCAGCTATCGAGCTAACAAAATCTCTAATCTCATCTTTTATGGAATACTCTCTTAGGATTCTTCTTTTATCACCATAAGCTTTATCTAAATAAGGAATTGATTTTCTATTTAATACAGAAGCCACAGCTCTTTGTGAGAAGAAATCATACATTGAGTTACCTCTAGCAGCATATGGATCCTCATTGATACCGATACCCACCTGATTTCTAACAATCATATCATCATAATTCATACCATATGATGATAAACTTCTTAAAATTCTATTAAAAAGTCCTTTATTCTCAACTGCACTATTTGTGTAAGCGAAATTTGAATTTGATGTGTCTTGATTAGATTGATTATAAGAAGCCATTTATTATTTTAATAAAATTTATATTATATATTAAAATTAAAGACTCCCTCCAAACAATTGTCAGTGTTGAATTATAAATAGAAAGTTCTAAAAACAACTTTCAAATTTGTTGGAGTTAATTTATTTTCAACGAAAAATGATTGAAAATCATCTTGATTTTGAGAAATTGCTTCTACCAATTTTTGAAACCTCATAGCGGATCTTTTATCTAAAAACTTATTACCCTCACTCCAAGTAATATCACCTGTTTTAGGATCAATAACAGAATCAATTCTATGTGTGTTATTACCAGAGTTGAATATAGTTCTTAGTAAAAAAGATTCACCAGATCTAAATAAACTCATCTCTTGAAATTTAGCTTCAGGGAAAGGTCGAACACCACCAACCAAAATACCAAAGGTCATCGAATCCACTTCTCTTCTAGACATAGTAACAGCATGTGATCTTAATTCTTTTGCTCTATCGATTTGTCCAAAATCTTCTAATTTATCAGCAGCACTGATATATGTTGAGTAGTCTAATTCTTCAAATTTTCTGATATGTTTCATAGTATTTTGTATATTTTATATGGTTATATATTAATTATTTATTACCATATTTTTTCTGATTAGCTTGTATTCTTTGTATATGTTTTTTCAATACAACGTATTTATCGGAAATTTCTCCTCTAACGTCATAGAATTCATCCATAGAAGAATTCATTATTTCTTGATGTCTCTTATCCTTATCCTTTAACTTAACTTTCCATATATCAAATAACTTACCTGGATCATATTTATTTTTAGGATGACCAGATATTAAGAATCTAGGAACTAAACTCATATCAATTCTATGAACCAATTTAATCAGTCTAACATCATACTCAACAATGGAATATTCAAATCCAAATTTTATAAGTTCAGCATACATACCCTCATAACTAACCTTTAGTGGTCTATTCTGATCTAAATCCTCTTCTATAATAAATTTATCAAAAAGAAAAGCTCTTACTTCAAGTGGTATAAAATTTAAGTTAACACCAAATACTATTATTTGATTTCCTATCTTTTTATAGTTTGTAACAAAAATAGGCGACCACTTCATCCAATTAGAACTATCAAGGTAATGTAAATGAAAGAACATACCAGGTATTAAGTCCCTAACATCAACAGCAAATACATTTTTATCTGATTTTTGATACTTATCATAAAAATATAAAGAGTTATTTTTAAAATTATCAGCTATGCCATCACCATCAACTAACATTCTAAGACCTATTCTATCGACTAATTCACCCATGAATTCAATTTTCTTTTATATATAAAGAAAACTATTATAGATATGTTAAATTCAAAGCCAAATAACTCTAATTACAACCAAGGAAATTATATACCTAAGAATAAAGACAAGGTAATTAAGCTAAATACACAAGGTGGTGTTTATTTCAGAAGTTCTTGGGAAAAGAAAATTATGTATTGGTTAGATATGAAATCAGAAATTATAAAATGGGGAGCAGAATGTCTACAAATACCATATCAAATGACACACTTTGATAATGGTGACACTAAAGTCAAAAGTCATATATATCATGTTGACTTTTATTATGAAATGAGAATAAATGGAGAGTTAAAACAAATAGTAGCCGAAGTTAAACCGATGAAAGAATATAAAATGGTTCAGGCTTTAAATGAAGGAAGATTGGAAGTCCCAGATAAAGGAACAAAGAAATTAAAAAACTTCGAATATGACCTAAAAATGGCTTATAAAAATAAACAAAAGTGGGAAACCGTAATTGAATGGTGTAATAAAAAAGGATATACCTTCATCATAATAACTGAAGATCACCTTAAGAAATTTAATGTATAAAGTATTTATAAATAAATATTATAAGTATAAATATAATAGAAATACTAGGTAATATATTATCCCATATAGCATATAACCTTTTACTTAAATGATAAAATGGAAATTTAAGAAGTTGTGAAGAAAGTAAAAATATAAACAACCCTTTTTGAGATGACCACAATCCTATAATCATCCAAACCAAAAATAGAAATTCAGTGAAGTAATAAACTAAATCAATTTTTTTAATCGCTAGTATATCCTTACTTCTGAAATTTAGATCCAATCTTTGTTTGTTAATAACCAAAAATATCTTAGTCCACACAAAGACTAAAAGGAAGTAATAAAAAAAAGTAATCATATCGTTAGTGAATTATAAATTAGGTCTTCAAATTTTATAAGGTTTTGAAGTTCAACCTCAGATATCTTCACGGATTTTGAAACATCTAATAAGTTATAGATACTATCAGTTATAAAAACCTCAATTCCATCTCCAACAGTACTATCATATTCATTTGGAACCTCAGAAGATTCTCTATTAGAATAAATATTAGAAATAAATTTCAATCTCTCATCTTCATTAAGATGAATTGAACATCCATTACTAAAAACACCATCTTCCTGGTTTGATTCTTCCCAAAGTTGTAAAATAACCTTATTCATTTTTGTAAATTTATAGACATTTTATAAAACATTTACTAAAAAGTTTCATAAAATAAAAAAAACTTTAAAATGAGCGTAAAATTAGAATACATTTGGTTAGATGGTTCCGAACCACAACAATTAAGAAGTAAAACTAAAATTGTCGAAAAAGCAGATACACTTTTATCAAAAGATTATTCTATGTGGTCTTTTGATGGTAGTTCAACACTACAAGCAGAATCTGGAAGAGGTAAAAACACGGATTGTCTTTTAAAACCGGTGTTTATAACAAAAGATCCATTCAGAGGATACCCACATAGATTAGTATTCTGTGAAGTATTAAATCCAGATGGAACTCCACATATAACCAATCATAGACATAAATTAGAGGAAAAGATAAACCAATTAGGATTAACTGAAATCACTGATAAAAACGAACAGCCTTGGTTTGGATGGGAACAAGAATACACACTAACACATAAGACAGGAGATCCTTTTGTTGAAGGTGAAGGTTTACCATTAGGATTCACAAAAGATATTTTACACCCAGGGATAGGAACCTCAGTAAATCCAAGACCTCAAGGAGATTATTATTGTGGCATTGGAGCCGATACAGTTATTGGTCGTAATATAGTTGAAGAACATATGGATATGTGCATAGAAGTAGGTTTAGATATATCAGGAATAAATGCCGAAGTACTACTTGGTCAATGGGAATATCAAATCGGTCCAGTAACATCATTAAATGGAGCTGACCAATTATGGGTTTCTAGATATTTACTACAAAGAGTTGCTGAAAAGTATGATACCAATGTTTCACTTCATCCAAAACCATTAAAAGGTGATTGGAATGGAACTGGATGTCATGTGAACTTCTCCACTAAGGAGATGAGAGAAGAAGGAGGCTTAGATATAATTAAAGAGACAATGTCTAAGTTAGAAAGATTTCAAAAAGAACACATTGATATCTATGGTTTATTCAATGAAGAAAGATTAACAGGACAACACGAAACATCAAGTATTAATGACTTTAGTTATGGATTTAGTACTAGAGATACTTCTATTAGAATTCCAGCACAAGCTATAATTGAAAAGAAAGGATACTTTGAAGATAGAAGACCAGCATCAAATTGTGATCCTTATTTAGTTTCAGAAAGAATGTTAGAAACGGTATATAGTGAAAGTGAATCAGAAGCTTAATATAAATGATAATAAAAAAACCACTCAAATGAGTGGTTTTTTTATTTTAAAGATGTTTTGAATTTTTTCCTTTCGTCTTTTCTGTCTTGAAGGAAATATAGTCATAGATGTCATTCCAAATCCTGGATTCATAACTATATCAAATGTCTTTAGATTGACAGTAGATACACTACCAGTACTAGAGTGAGTGGAGTCCCATGCCATCATTTGATCCCTCGATTGATAATAATTTAATTAAATTATCATTATCACCTTTTTTCTTATATAACTCATTAAATCCTTTAGCGATTCCTCTTTTAAAGACTTCAGTGAAATAAGCAAATGCGTTTACTGATTTATCCTCATTGAAATTATACCAATTTTGAAACATATCAAGTAAACCTGATTGGTAACAATCTAATTTATCATCATTAGACCAGTATCTCATTTTTTTAATTGTTTTCTTTGCTAGTAGCTCTAACATTTTCTCAGCATTTCTTGTGAGTTTTCCTTGAGCTTTTGATATGATTACCTCAATATAAAGGTCTTTGTTGTTTAGATACATTCATATTCATTATTTTTTAAGGTTTTAAACCTTTCATGTTATATATTTATTTTACACAAAAGTTTTAAAATAAAAAAATCCTCAAATTTATTTGAGGATTTTTTAATATTTATTTAAGATTAAGCTTTAACTCTTTCGTTGTATTGAAGTTCTTTAGTAGCGTTTAATTCAGTGCTTAAAACCTCTCTTCTTTTCTCTAAGTTTTTAAGAGCAGTTACTAAAACAGTTGATTCACCAATCATTTGGATAGAACCTTTAACTTTCTCAATGTTAAATTGAACATCTTCTAATTTAAGAGTAATTTCTCTTTCTTTATCTTCTAGTTTTCTTTTAACGATTAATTCTTTATCCAATCTATTTTCATAAAAATATGTTAAATCATAGTTTAATTCATTTCTTACTTCATTTACCAACTCTAAAGCTGACTCATATTTGAAGAAAGAGTTACCATACCTCTCATCACATCTATATAAGTATGTATTACTTTTATAATTGAATGCAAAGATTTCTAAGTAAGGATTAATTAAGTTATTAACTCTCTTAACAACATCTAATTCTACAAATTTATCTAAGTTTTTAGAAACCTCAAGTAAAACAGGGTAGAAATTTTTATTAACAATTGGAATGATTGGAGAATCAAATACACTTTCCAATGTAGTCTCTTCGTTCATTTCATCATCATTGATAAATAAGTTACTTTTTTTACCAACTGAAAGACCGATTGTTAAATATTCTGAAATTCTGAAATTAACTCTATCTTCAGTAACTGAAGCATATCTCATAGCTGTTTCCAACATTCTTAAACTTTTCAAAGACTCTTCATCTTTAACATGAGTCTCTAAAAGAGTTTTCTCAATTGAGTTTTCACTCAAAAGAAACCAAGAGTCATTAACAAGAGCAACGTGACCGTCTTCAACTTGTTCAACAATTGTGAATGTAGATTCACCTTTACCACCACTTAAAAGATTAGTTCTTTTCTCAGGTGATTTTGTTAAATTATGAACAAATAATTTAACTTCTGGTACCCAGTCATAGATAGCTAATTCGTTAAGAATTTTTGACATTCTATCTTGATCCGTATCTAAATTGATTGTTTGAAGAAGTACATTTAATGGTTGTCTGTACATCTCTCCTTGATTTTTAGAATTAATCACATTATATAAATTTTTCAACTCATATAATAGTTCATAATTTTTCATATCATCATTAAGATTTTCCAATAAAGATTTAACACTTTTATCGTATGTGTATGGTTTAAGCCTCTCATTAAGAGAAACAATGATTTGTTTTTCAGATAACTCATTACAAGCATTCATATGTCCCTCAACTATCCCAGATACTTCCTCCTGTTCAAGAGTTAAGTTCTTTTTGAAGTTAAACAATTCAAGTTTAAGATTCTTCATATTTTAAAATATTTTTTTTTATATAACATATATATTAAGGCATAAAAGTCATTTTTTACCATTTTCGAAAATTTATTTTTATTGTTGATTTCCATTATTAGGCGGTGCCTGACCATTAGGATTTGAAGTACCACCAGCAGCTCTTTCTCTAGACTTTAATATATTATTAAACCATCTAGTTCTTTTTGGACGAATATCATAAAAATCAGTATTCGCAAAAGATCCAAAAGGGTCTCCAGGACTTGATACTCCTTGTGTATTATAAAATGATCCAGTAACACCAATATTCCCATTTGGACCTTGATTATTACCAGTTGTTTCTTCACCACCAACAGTACCAAATGCGGGATTGATTGCCCCACTCCTACCAGCTCCACCAGGACCCCCTGGTCCTCCAACACCTCCTCCAAATCCTGGAACGCCACCAGTATTAGGGTTTTGATGACCACCAAAACCAGGTGAACCTGGGAAAGCACCAGGGGTTCCTGAATATTGATTTGGAATACCATAACCTGGAGTTCCAGGTTGTGGAAAAATATCAGAAATACCACCAGCCATAGCAAATCCATTTAAGTCAGCCATACCAGAACCTTGTGTCTGTGGATAACCAGTTGAATTAATTCTATCTCTTCTAAAAGCTGGATAGTAAGTTTCAACGGTAAAAGAAACCTTTAATTTAATATTATTATCAGATGTTAAATTCTTCTCTCTAGCCATTTCTATTGAACTACTATCAGGCATCAATATAACAGCATCTATATTCATAAAATTATGTTCAAAATACATAAATTTATATAACCAAAGTGTATCTAATATTGCTTGACTACATTTAAAAGTGTCTATCTCAGAACTTAATAATATCTCTAAATCATAATTTACAGTAACAGGAACTGCTCTAACTTTAGCTAAAACTTTTCTAATCTCAACCTCATTCTCAACAACCATTCTTAACCAAACATTAGGATTGGCAAATTCATCAGATTTAATATTAAACCCAGTCATTGTTAGATGACCTCTTGGTATTAAATCAGTGTTTAATTCAACAAATCTATTTTC